CTTTCTAATTTTCTTAATTCAATAACATCTAAATAGCCATTAGGTATATCGATACTAGAGTCGGTAGATTCTACAGAATAAGTAGCTAACCTCTCTAATGTGGGTACTCTTAAAGACTCATAAATCATAGCCTCACCCATCTCAACAAATTGATCAAGCTGATTATTGGTTAAATCTGTTCTGTTTAGCCAATCCGCAACAGCTGTGCGTAATGTAGCTTGATTCTTAATGATAGCCATTTAGCCTCCTAGTAGTACATTAAATAAGGGTATTTTGTTTGGATAATCTTTTTAAACTTACGCATATCTTCGGGTTGTATATCTCCATCATGAATATTTATATGGTACTTTGTCATGATATCTAACGCAACCGTGTCTGGGACATTACAATAAGGTTTAAATCCAGAATCAACACGTTTATGTTTACTCATTTCTCGCTGAGTTTTTGCCCATTCTAAATGTGGTGCGATATTCTGAGTAACCCCGATACCACTACCATCACCATGGACGTTATATCCCTTAAATAAATTATCCTTAAACATATATTTCCCTATTATTTATTAATAATAAACTCTAAAGTTTCTTAAAGCTTATTAGTAATAACCCCTCACCTTGTTCACATTGAGCGAGGGGTTAAATCAACTTTGTCGTATGCCTTATTAAGCTACGTTAATGATTACACCATTACCAGTCGGAGACTTAGCTTCGAAAGTAATTTCTTGAACCATGTACGAGCGTAATGAGTCACCATCTTCGTTAATATCACGGAAGTGAATTGGACGAAGAGATGAAACAGACATTAGCGCAGGATCATAAATGAACACTTTGCCATTATCCATTAAGTAGTTATGCACTACTTCAACATCACCAAAGTCAGACTCATATAAATCAACTGACTGACGTAGCTTACCTTTCTCGTCAATATTACGACGAACATTGGTAGTGCTAGCATTAATCATATTAGAGAACTTAACTTTGTTAGTTGTAGACATCATTACTTTAGATGGTGTCGCAGATGTTTCACCATTAATACCACGTAATGATTCATTGATATCATCTAATGAAAAAGGACCAGCTGTAGTAGAACCAGTAATGACAGGAACGTTAGAACCGTCACCTAAGCCTTTACCAGCACCAGTATCAACTGCGCCTGTCGCTGCAACTGCTTTAGCAGCAGTACAGTAAGACATGTAACCGCCCATAGTACGAGCATCTTTAATCACTCTACCAGAAGTAGTAGCAACGATACCTTTCACTTGAGTAGAAATAAGAGTCATCTCTACATCGCGCATCATTTCTTTACCACGCTTCTCAGTTTGGTATTTGAATTCTGATTTACGAGCGACTTTATCAACAGACTCTAAAGTACCCGAAACTCGGATACCTTTAGTAAAGATCTGCGTCTTATTGTCTAAACGAGCAACTACCGGAGACTCGTCTTCATTAAATGAAGAACCCTCAACGTTAGCGTTTAATGCTGCAGTTTGTAGTGTGTCAGTAGACCACTCATGCAAAATGCCAGAAGCTTTGCTTTTGCCAATTGAAGACATGAATGGAGTCATCGAACGAGAAATGTTCGAGATGTAATTTGCAAGGTCTTCTCTCTTACCCCCTTGCGTGGTGGTTGTAAAGCTTGTAGCCATTTTATTTACCTATAGTTAAATAGAGTTACTAACTAAACATATTGTCTATAACATTATCAAATAAGACTTCAGCATCTTTTTCAGTTGCTGTACCCTTATCCATTTTATGTCTAGCTATGTCTGCTCTATTGGATTTTTTTGTAGATTTAGAAACAGGCTTTTTAGTTGGCACTCTTTTGACAGAGGCCTTCTTACGTTTCACAGCACCTTTAGAAGTTTCTTCTTTCAATCTACGGTATCCATCAATCACACTAATTACTACTGGATCAACAATAGAATCAATCAATTCTGCATTTAAGCCTAAGCCTAAAGCAAACTCTCGATTAGCTACTGCAATATCATCAGACCAGTCCGGAACAAGTGCAGGAATTTCTTGCTTAAAGTGCTCTACTTGAGCATTAAAACTTTCCGCTTTTTGTTCATACACTTTTCTACCCATGGTGTCAACCATAGAGTCTCGACGCGCTTTACGATTTGAATATTCCTCTTTTGCCTTATCAAGTTGTCGATTCAACTTGCCAGCATCATAGTCATCTTCATCGTATGCTTTGTCAACTCTATTTTTTAAACCTTGTAGAACTTGTAAATCCTTCTCGTCTTCATTTTTAAGTAATTGAGTATTAATTTGTGCGAATACCGTAGCATCTTCTTTAGCTGCTATTAACTCTTTAGCTTGTTTCGCAAGTTCATCCCCTTTCTTTGACTGGCTCTGCTTCGTCTGATAGTTTGCAATGAGCTCTTCCATAGAAACTGAACTGTCCTCACCGTCAATTTTAACGGGCACAGCAAATTCCATATCAATCTCACTTTCAGATTCATCTACTTCTTCTTTTCGGGTAGCGTCCGTAGACTCATCCTCATATTCAGTATCTTCATCCGCAACATCTTCCTCATCTTCACCAACTTCTTCAGCGTCCTCATCGACAATGGGATCATCATCTACGAGTTCTTCTGTGGCTTCCTCACTTTCTTGGGTAGCTGCTTCTGGCACTAAGCCTAAAACATCATCCGCCAAAGCGTCAAAGTCAAAGTCTGAAACTTGCGACTCATCCGGCTGGGTAGCTTCGCTATTTATTTCTGACATATAGTCTCCTATTATTAGTAGAAGGCTCTATTTAAGCCCTCTCATCTCTCATCAACAGTTCTTAAATAGAACCTTTACAATTTAACTGTTTGTAAAACAGCTTTCTTACGTACAGCAGCTTTTCTTGGAGCAGCCACTGGGGTTAGCATAGATTTTAATATTCGTTTAGACTCTATTAAACTATTAAACGCATCTGAATTAGGCATTATACCTCTACCAGTTCCTAATACTTTAATTTGAGCTGTGATACCCATCTCTACCTGTGCTAACGCTTTTTCAATCATCTCATTCATCATTTATCTCCCGAGCTTTGTTATCTTTAGCAATAATAGCACGCTCGATATTACTTATTACTGCCCCTTGACTAATGGCTAACTTATAAAGAAATTCTCTTTTTTCTGTTTCAAAGTGCTTGGTTTCTAACCAATCTATGAAAAGATTATTAAGAATATCTTCAGTAACCATCGTCATCGTATCTTTTAACTCACTGCATTGGTATCCTTTTGTAAGGGTACGCTGGGCATCATCATATACAGATACTCTCTTTGGTTTTCCATCCGAACCAATTTTATGGCTAGGATGCCTATTATACTTCTTATTTGTCATCGTTCATCTCGCATCGTTAGATGTATCAACCTCCCATTAGTTGTTGAATTTGTTGAGGATCTATACCAGCTTGCTCTGCCATCTGCGCGGCGGCTGAAGGATCCTGTTGTGCCATCTGCATTGCTGCTTCCGGATTCTCTTGCGCCATTTGCGCCATTTGTTGCATCTTAGCTTCTTGTGCTGCTTGCTGTTTTTCCTGTTCTTCCGTATCTTGATATAGATTTTGGAAATCAACTGGGACTTTCTGAGGATCTGAGGCACCTTCAGTACCTTGTGCTTTAACTAGTATCTCAGCCCAACCACGATTAGAATCATCTTCAGCTTCTAATAATTGACGTTTATTATCAATCTTCTTATTATCTATCTCAGCTTTAATAAGACCAATATTAGCATTTGAAGTATCAATCTCAGCTTTCTTAAGTTGTAGATCAAGCTCTTGAGCTTGTTGTTGACTCTGCTCTAACTGTTGTTTCTTCTGTTGCAACTGCTCTTGCGTATTAGGATCTTCAGGATCAACTAAGAATCTAGTAGGATCAAAACCCATATTAGCAATCAAATCAGATGCTAAGTTAAAAGTAGCTAAAGGATTGATATATGCTGCAGCTTCTGGATCAGAGGCCATCATAGGTAACATCTCAGCAATCTGATTTAACTTCATACCAACAGATGAATTTGAATTTTCACCTAAGTTAGCTTGAATATCTAAATCCATATTAGAAGGCATCGTCTGAAGCTCTTCTGCTGTCAATGAAGCATAACCTTGATCACTCTTATATCTCATAGGGTTTTTAAGATTTGCTTTCATTTCTCTTAAAACACCACGGCATAAATCTTTAATACCACCTTCAACAAAACGACGTCCGATATGCTCAACACGAATTTGAGCTGCATTCTGGGCATTACCCATTTTCTGTTCTGAGTTACCTGATACATATAAAGTATCATTTATTCCCATAGCAGTCTTAGTTAAACCTGTCGATTGCTCTTTTTGTAAACCTAAGAACTCTAACATTCCTGCCGTACCTGGACTGATAGGTTCAGGTTGTAATTGCTGCACTGCTGCTGCTGGATTACCATTAGTAGCAATGATCTGCTTAGGCATTGGATTTTGTAAAGCAGAGAAGTCTACTACATTCGGATCAGCTAAAGTTCTACCGTAGTTACCGAAATAAACATTCTCTACAAAGCCTCGCATAATAGCTGTAGTAGCTTGAGTTTGTGGACGAGCCATATCTAATAAAGACAAGCCATAGAACTCATGAGGAATCTCAATTGGGTTTAAGATAGCAATAGGAATATAAGAAGAGTCTTCCTCTTCTAAAATAGTATTGCCAGCTTTAATAACGTGTACTAACTCTGCAATACCATCAACAGTTATTGTTATATTTGCTTCATCTTCCTCATCATCGCCATTAATCCAATTAGAAATACCACCTGCCTCTTTACGAGCAAAAGATTCGGTAGACCATTGAGAGTCTCTAAATGAAGACTCCTCTCCTATTTCAGATAAATCACCTGTAAAGTCCGGCCAATTTCGTCGGATATCAGATCTTGTCATATCAGTAACTAACCCAATAAATTTAGCATCAGTGATAGTTTCTGTAGCTTTATCAATCAAAAATGACTCGGGTGGAATATTACGAAGTTTAACACCAGACTTGTCAATCTTACGACGAAGTCTAACATCTTCATAAGTAATAGGACCTTCTGTCAATTCAAAAGATTCTTTCATATTAAGATCACCAACAATCTCAACATTACGATCGGCTAAGATTTGATCTAATACCGCTTCTTGGATAAAGTCATATTCTTCTACTTCATAATCATATGACTCTTCCCATCCCCAGGTTATCGCACTGTTACCGAATACAACTGCTGATTTGATCCAGGTAGACAATTTAGTCCAGCCATCTGAATTCGAATTGAACAGACAGTAATTTACTACGTCCGAAGCAACCTGGGAGGCTTTCACTGAAGCCACTTCGTTGCTATAAGGGACAAATAATGCTAACTTATTGTTATCAAGTAGTAACTTAGTTAACAGTGCGGTATAACCTTCAGCTATCTCTGCTGAATCTGATGAAACAATCTTAGAAACACCTTGAGGTAATAAATCTCCTTTTGGTTCTAAGCTCATTTCGTATATAGAGTTTTCTCTACGTTTGCTTACATCTGACGAACCTGTATAGCCACCTGTGGCATTCCGCAAGTTTCTATCGATCGAATCGATCAGTTGATCGTCAGTAATTTTTTCTATTTTTTGTTTGCTCATTCGCGCTCTCTCGATTTTTATATGCCTAAGGGTTCATAATTTTAAGCACAAAATAGGTTCTATTGATGGAAGTTATAGCCATCTAGTCTCTTCAATTTGGTAAGTATGGTTTAATTCACCCCAACTAAATGTTCTATTAGTGAGGGAATGGCCATGTGTTCTATATGCTTCGCAAGTAATTGCCAGCGACATCACTATGTCATCATGGTGACCGACGGATGCTTCCGGCTTTCCTTGTGGAGTAACAATAAAGTTTCTTAATTCTTCAATAGCTAACACAGAAGGAATAGCAATATCCTCATCCTCAATCATTCTTCTAAGATTCGAAATGATTGGCGAACGAGTGGCAGCAGTAGTTTTAAATCCTAGATGGTTAATACTATCTGATGCTGTATTAGCTACTTTCCTTTGTTGATAGATATTAGGATAGTTCATACCAAATAACTGTTGAACTGTCGCAATACCAATCGAGTTAGCTTCAGGACAAATTAAAGCATTGTTATACCATCGTCCTAAATAAAACAAGATCCTTCCATACCTAACCGGGTCTGTTCTATTGCTTCGGTACATAGCAACGACTTCTCTATTACTTGTCATAACACAAGCAACGGAATAATCACCTCTAACACCTAACGCAACATCGGCACCAATTAAATATTTACCATCTCTTTGAGGTGCTTCCCATACTGAAAGAGTACCGCTAGAGGATTCATCAAATGAACTATATTCATCATTGAATTCTCTAAGGGAATCTGCAGCTAAAGGAACGTACCTATCAAGAGATTCTTTATTAAACACAGAACTACCTGATTGCAGGAATGACTCTTCTGCTGTAAACGGGTATTCCTGTTTGAATAGATTAAGAGAAGTTTCAGCAATCTTAATTCTACGCCAATATAATTGACCTTCACTTAATTGCCATTTCTCTTGTAGCTTTAACTCTGGTTCAGTCCATTCTACTGCATCTGGACTTTTTAATGTATACTCGTCTTGTAAATACCATGGAACAAACAAAGGAGTAAAGTTACCTTCACCTCTCTCAGCTTTATTCCATAGGTCGTAATAAACACCTTGAGCACCGTTAGAGGTGCTATTAATAATAATAATGCTACCTTTAGTAAGTGATACCGACTGGAATAGACCAGCCATAACTTTCTCAGCGTTCTGGAAGAAAGCAGTCTCATCACATAGTAAAGCAGTATTAGTAGTACCACGACCTGGGTTATCAGCACCAGCAGTAAACAATCTAAATTTAGAATCGTTCTCTTTAAAAACCATTTCCCTTTTATTCGATACCCCTAACTCTGGTTTAATATTAGCAGGTAGGTTTTCCCAGAATGTCTTGGACATACTAAAGATCGATTCGGTTGTTGGTTTATCTAAGCTAATAATTACAGCTCTAGTGTTTTCATAAAACAAAGTACGATGAAAGATTAATGCAGAACTAATCGTTGAGAATCCAGCTTGACGATACTTAGAGATAATCATTCTTACATAACCAATCTCTGCCATCTGCTTGATATACTCATCAACAACAGCTACCTGTGCTTTATTAATCTTTAGATGTATTAATCCTTTATCTGCATCTTTAGGATAGATCATTAGTGCTTCTTCTATAAAAGCTAATGGATCTTCTTTCCATCTATCCCAAGTTTCCCGCTTTTCAAGTTCTACTATCAGCTCAGCGGCTTCTTTATTACTCATCGTTTACAATCTTCAAGTTTCTAAGTCTATTCGTAATTTCTTCTTTAGACATATCAGTAAGGCTTTCATTTTCAGCTATTGCATCCTTAGTAGGTTCAATATATTTATTCGCTTCCATAATAGCCTTAATCGCCAATGCGTCACCTGCAGCTGTATTCTGAGCAAAATGTCTTTGTGCTATCATAGCTAACATCTCACCAGGACTTAACCCTGCAACCTCTTCAAAAGCTTCTTTAGTTAAAGTAATCTTAGTCTTCGATCCTTTAGGTCTTCCATTAGGATTACCCGATACACCAGGTTGAAACCTATGAGGCTTACCTGCTGCAACCATCTTCTTATCAGCAGCTCTCTGCTTATCATTTCTCATATCATCTCCTAAAATTTTATTTTTAAATTGTCTATTTACCCTAGCTAGTACGTGTATTTATTGATGTACCCTCGTGTTTCAGAAAAGCTCAAGGTTAGTGTTCGTGTGT